AAATTAAAAGAAAATATAATTCGTATATCCGAACTACCGGAGGATGAATATCAAATAATGTTAAGTAAGTTAATGGAGAAATCGGCAATAAATAGACAAAAATGTTTGGAATATATAGAAAATAATACTATCTTAGATAATATAATAAATGATAAAATATAAATTATGAGCTTCTTCGAAAAGGAAACAACAAAAACAGAAAACACATTGTGGGTAGAAAAGTATAGACCACAAACCCTAAAAGATTACATAGGAAATGACCTTCTTAAAGAGAAAGTTCAATCTTATTTAGATAACAATGATGTTCCGCATTTATTGTTATATGGTAAAGCTGGGACAGGCAAAACTACATTGGCTAAAATCATAGCACAAACAATCGAATGTGATATGATGGTAATCAACGCATCAGATGAGAACAATGTTGAGACGGTAAGAAATAAAGTAAAGAACTTTGCAAGTGGAGCAGGTTTCAAAGGATTCAAAATTATCATATTAGATGAGTTTGATTATATGACTCCAAACGCACAGGCTATCCTTAGAAACTTGATGGAAACATTCAGTAGACATACTCGTTTTATCTTAACCTGTAACTACCATGAAAAAATTATCGAACCAATTTTATCGCGTTGTCAAACTTTTGCAGTAAATCCACCATCAAAGAAAGAAGTAGCAGTTCATGTTACTGAAATCTTAAACAAAGAAGGTATTAGATTTGATATTAAAGATGTAGCAGACATCATTAGTAGTTTCTATCCTGATATTAGAAGGGTTATGAATACCTGCCAGTTACAATCATCTAAGGGTGAGTTAAAGGTAGATAAACAAACAATCTTACAAGCTGATTTCAAAAATAAGATTGTAGATTTATTAGCAAGTGGTGAGGAAAAGAGAAATGCATATATGCAGATTAGACAAATAGTGGGTGATAATAAAGTAAATGATTTTGCAGAACTTTATTCGGCACTATATGAAAGATTAGATGATTATGCAGCGGGTAATACTGCAAATGTAATCTTAGAATTAGCACAAGGACAATTTAGAGATGCTTTAGTAATAGATAAAGAAATCTGTTTTATGGCAACAATCATCGCAATTATTAACATTATAAAATAAACATTATGACAGAGAATTTTGAATTAGCAAAGCCGTTAGGCGACAGAGTATTAGTAGAGATAGAATCAAAAGAAAAAACAATTGGTGGTATAATCATTCCAGATTCAGTTAAGACGGGTGATAATAAAATCGCAGTTGTTGTTTCAACAGGACCAGGTGTTTATACACATAGTGGAACTAAAATTCCAATGACAGTAAAACCAGGTGATAAAGTATTGTTACCGAGTGGTGATATGAGTGTACAAAAAATTAAATTAGGAGAAAAAGATTATTTCCTATGTAGAGAGATGGATTTATTAATGGTAATTAGATAAAATAGAATAGTATGCAACCAATGGATTTAAGTAAATTAGGACAGGGTTCAACAGGACCTGACTTAACTAAAACAACGGCAATGGAATGTAAATGTGGTGGGCAATTTTTCTCACCTGGATTACATTTTAGAAAATCAAGTGCATTAGCAAGTTCAACCGGTAAAGAAGAAATTACTCCTGTTGAAATTTATTTATGTATTGAATGTGGTGATGTATTTGAGGACCTATTACCAAAAGAACTAAGAACGGACGATGGCCAAAATTAAAAAAGATACAAACGAAGCCGCAGCAAAGAGATTAGGTTTATTTGACCATATCTCTGCTGTGACTGAGTATCAAGACCCACACTATTGGGACAAAATTTCCGATGATGATAAGAAAACCTTTGGTAATTTTATTATACAAAGGTATATATCTATGAATCCTGATTGGATAGAGTGGATAGCAGAAGTACAACCATATGTTCAATCACTACCTAATGAATATTTTTATAAATTCTTTAGTGATATGATTCCACCAAAGAAGTATTATCTAAAATATATTAAAGGTAAGAGAGCAAATGATTATGAAGATTGGGTAGTTGAATTAGTAGTTAAAGAATATACTTGCTCTACAAAGCACGCAAATGAATACTTAGATATTCTATACACAACCAAAGAAGGTAAAGAGCAAATTAAAGGTATGTGTGAAAAATATGGTATTGATAAAAAATTAATAACCTCACTAAAATTAAAAATTTAGTTTAGACGAGACTTTTATATATTTATTAGCATAAAGGGGTAAATATATGAAAGCGAAGTTATTAAACTTAAGCCAAACTATTGGCGAAAAAATCGCGCTAGGATTTCTAAGTCTAGCGCTTGTATGGGTTGTATGTGCAATTTTATTTGCAGGTTTTATGACCTACTTGGAATTAGCAGGTAAATCTGAAATGACAAGAGATATTGCAAATTGGATTGAATGGAGAATCGATGGTACATTCAAAAATTCACCGGAAAACATTTGGTATGATGCTGATAAACAAGTAACAATTGAATCAGTAACAAACGAAGTAAAAATCGGTAAGTTAGCAGGAAATCGTAAATTAGAGTTTGGAGTTAAGAATATTTTAGAAGAGTATCTACAAGATAAAGGATATAACTTATCTTCATCGGCACCAAACAAATTATCAGTTCAAATTATATTTTTAGATGTTCTTACAACAAAAAAGAACATATCGGTTTTTCATAGTGGAGAAGAAGAAGTTGTAATTCGTTTACGTGGCATTCTTAAATCCGAAGGAAAGAAAGACAAAGTAGTTATAGTAGAAGAGTCCTCCTCAGAAATATCAATGAGTACATTGATTATCGGTGAAGGTGGTGGTTTTAATCAAACAAGTTTAAGTAATGCACTTAAAAAAGGTTGTGACAAACTAATCACCAAACTATTTGAGGAAAAATAAAATGAAGAAATTCTTTATGATGGTAGGGATAGTTATACTATCTCTATTAACATTGACAGTAAACGGACAATTAACAATCAACCAATCAGTAACTCCTACAACGGGATTAAAGGTTGGCGATACCATTTCAGTAAAGTATACAGTTGCAAGAGGTACAACTACACCAAGATATTTTTGGTTGAGATATCAATTCAACAATAAAGCATTGGCATATGTTTCAACCACATTCTCACAAGGAACATCGGTACAAACATATTATACAAGTTGGACATCGTATAAATTTACAGCAAGTACGGCAAATAGTATTACGGCTAAAGATTTATATGCACAATATTTAATAAATCCATGGGGTTACGCAACTAACGCAGATTGGAATGTTGGACAATTGACTGTACAAAGAACCGATGCATCAATCAACGGAGACATTGCTACTCAAAAATATACAATCAAAGATTTGGGTGTATATACCGATATTCACAAATTAGACTTATCATATTCAATAGATGCAGCAAGTGCATACATTACTCCAATTACAACCGACCCAGGTACAATGTCATTAACAAATGTAACGGGTAACACATCTCAATTCAAAGTAAGAGTTTTATACCCATCAGGATACGATATTACTGCACATAGTGTTGCATTATTTCCAATACAATCAAATGGTACTATTAATTTTACAGGAACTCCAATTGCAACAAAAGTATTAGACGCAAGTGGAGAAGCAACATTTACAACGGAAGTTAAAGTGGGTGATAGTTTGGCAGTTTGGATGTATGGTGCTACTGGAAAAACTTTTATGAATAACATCATTACAGTATCGGACGCATATAAATCATTTTTAGGTATCTCACAAACCAATATCAATGGTACTGCTACATATTTTACAAGACCTGTATTAGAAAAAAATATAGGACAAATTACAAAAAATAAAAGTGTATTTAGTGAAAGTGATTCATATTACGCATTTGCATATGTAATGGGTATTGCTAATGTAAAAGATAGTGCATGGATTCCATTGAGTACAAATAGTGGATTATATAAATGGTTTAGTGGATTATTAAATCAAAGTTGGTTGGATGGTGTTCCTACTTATAAAACAAAAGTAACGGCATCAAATCAATCAATAGATATGGTTTATGCATGGGGTGGTGATTTGGATTGGTCTCATTCATCTCATCCTGACACAATTGCAAGTAGAGTTTCTACTGGAAATTATTCCAATTCAATAAAAGATGGTACAGCAATAATAAAATCATTCTCAGTTCAATCAATGGCATACACTCAATTAATTGAAAAGGCAACATTGGGATTGAATTCCACAATTGTTAATGGTAAAGTGGTATTAACGGGTACATTGACAAAAGAAGGATTAGCAGGTTTAGAAGTAATCTTACAATACGATAATACTAAATTAACTTTTGACAATATTTCATTTGATGCCGGTGCAAACGTGACCAACTTTTCAACAAACGGAGATGGTAGATTAACATTTGGTTCAATAGACCAGATTAAATCAGGTAGAATTAAAACAGGTACACCATATAAATTAACTTTTACACCAAAAGAAACCATAACAAATACCGCAGGTTTATTCTATACAGTTTTAGCTGACGCAGTTGATGGAGCCGGAAATAAGATTAACTTAATAGTTGAATAGTATGAAGAAAATCGTTACACTTTTATTCTTATTAATATCATTTATAGGGTTTGGTCAGTCAGTAACGGCACCAGACCCTAAATCATTTACCATCAATACAACGGGACAAGATGCTAGTGGATTTGAATTAACCGGATTTAGTGCAACATCTACTTTATTAACTTCAATCAGTTTAGTCAATCCTCCATCGGGTACAACATTTTATCTTAACACAACAACGGGTTTAACTGCTGCAAGTGGATTTACTTTAAGTGGTAATAAAACTCGTTTGGTGGTAACGGGTACAATGGCTAGTATCAATACGGCATTGACATCATTAAAGATAAACACAGGAACAATAACGGGAGATATTAATATTTCAGTAGCAGCAACAATCAACCCAACGGGATTTTATTTCAATGGTGTAAATGGACACTTTTATAAACCCGTAACAACTGGAGCAACATATACTGCAGCAAGAGCAGCATCATTACTATCAACATTCAAAGGTCAAACGGGTTATTTATTAACACTAACATCGGCATCGGAAGATGTGTTTATTCAAGCAAATGTACCACAAAGTAATATATGGTTTGCCGCAACGGATGAAGTTACTGATGGTAAATGGGTAATTGATGCAGGACCTGAAAAGGGGACAGTAATGAAAACCCAAAACGGCCCAACTGCAGGTAATATAGCAGGTGTATATAATAACTGGGCAAATGGTGAACCAAACGGATATAATCATAGTGAGGATTATGCAGTAACAAAATGGAATGGTAACCAATGGAATGATTTATCAAACAATTGGAGTAACCCGTATGTAATTGAATATGGAACTTGGTCTAATCCTGACGATGCAACATTTACTGAATTTTATACCAATAGTGTAACCCACTCAAACGGACAAACTATAAAAGCTCTATTTGGATTTAAGTTTAATAGTTCAATAGATAAAAGCAAATTCTCAGCACAGGTATTCAAAAGAGATGATGGGTATTCAAATTGGACAGCAGCTGATGGATACAAATCATTAAGTGGATTGGGTAAGGTATATCTTTCAAATCAAATAGATACGGCAAAGGTATTCTCAACGGGTATTCTTTTAAGTGGTGTAAGTGATATGCAACAATTCGGTTCTGCAGATGTTGGTAAGATATATAGAATGACAATAACAGGAACAACTGGTGGTGGGATTTGGGGAACTGATATCTACACAAGTGACTCATATATTGCCGGTGCAGCGGTGCATGCTGGGGTTATAGCAGACGGACAAACAAAAGAGGTTTATATTAAAGTAGTACAGGGGTTAAGTGAATATGTTGGTTCAACTCGTAATGGAGTATCAACATCAGGTTATGGTGGATGGGGATTAAGTTACCAATTCGTATCAGCACCCACATCATACAAAGCAACTATATCTCCGGGTGGGGTTGAATGGTCTTATACAAACCCAAATGCAAGTTGGTTAAATGGTAATAGTAGATTGTTAATTGATATGAGACAAGTTGGAAGTGTAGACCCTACTAAAATATCAAAAGTAAAAATATTAGATGCATATGATGGCCCGGTTACATATACTTCACATGATGCAAATGGTTGGGCAATATACACAGTCCCATCACCATTAACAAAAGTAACCAATGGAACTTCTGCATATAATCAATACATTAGAAATATGAATGGTTCAAATACCGATTACGCATTTCAATGTGGTATTGGACTAACTCAACTAGGTGCATTCAAACAACATAAAATGGAATTGAATGAATACGATAGTGCTCAATTGAAAACTCTTTATAATAGTATTGTGACCGTAACGGATGTTTATTTAGCATTTAAGGAATTGGCAAATGGAGGTATATTCGGAAATCAAAGTGGTAATGAATTCAGTTATGGTATTCAGTATATAAATGCAGATGTAAATGATGATGGGTATTTCAATGAAGCTGATTGTTTCAAATTATTACAAAATCTAACAGGTACAAGTAATTTAGTTACCAATTACACTTTGGACAATACTATAAAAGTAATGCCGGACTCAATCTATAATTTAATTGGTAAGTCAACATGGAACGCATTTACATCATACAAAGGAAAAACATACGCATTCAGTTTATTAGATGATGTAATAAGTTATAACTACGATTTAGCAGTTAGTTGGAAAGGTGATGTAAACTTATCTCACTCAGCAACACCACCTTCAAATGGTATAACTACAATGTCGGTTAGAACTACAATGAGTACACCGGTATCAAATGAAATTAACGCATCAATCTTAACGGAAGTAATTGGAGATAGTATTTACGCATATATTACATTAGACCCATTACAACAAAATGTAGTAGGTACTCAATTCCAATTAAACTATGATAATTCGGTGTTAAAGTTCAAAGGAATACAATTTACTA